GAGTCAAAAAAGAAGAAATATTGCGATTATATCAAGCGTATACTTTGCACGGGGCATTTCTTGGGATATGGACACCCAAATTTCACAGCCATGGTCAAGAGTGGAGAATTCAATTACGCTACAAGCCATGAAGTATTTAGCGCTAGGGCTAGATTAATATGGGACCCAGAAGATCGCATGATGTTCGTCGCCTGGTGCCAACAATACTTTATAGCCGTCGCTAAATATTGGTACCCTGAATTCATCCACGCCATGAATTCCAAGAAATTAGCAAAGAGAGTGAATGATTTTTTCAAAGATAAAAACGCTCACGAATGGACTCGAACGTCTTGGGACGGCTCAGCGCACGACTCTAACCAACATGTCGAATTAATGAGAGCTGTAGATGATAGGTTCATAGACGCCGCGTTTCCGAAATTTATGGAGTTGTTCCCTATCTCGAATAGACTGGCCTACGAAGTTCTCGATATCTTGAAAGATCACGTGGCCAATTTGCACGTTACAATTAACAAAGTCTATGCGGGCAAATTCGTCTTGTCAGGGACCACGTTTAGTGGCCACCCCACAAAAACAACCTTGGGTAACACGCTCCGAGTCATTTACTATGGGCTCTATACAGCAGCTAGAGCTGGCATTCGTTATGAAGATCTTTTGTATTTTGTTTCAGGTGATGACGCCTGTTTATGGATCAAAAATTCCAAGGTAGAAGACTGGACCAGAGCTTTTTGGACTGTCTATGACGCTCCAAAAAGTGGAAGAGCGCATGGTCTAGGCCAAGCAGCTAAAATGCTCAATTTTGGCGCTTGGTGGGATCTAGAGTTTATATCCAAGAGGTCAATATTAACTAACGGAGAAGTGGTTATAGTTAGAGACATACGCAAAGCAATCACTGGATCCCGATACTATTCAGGCAACGAATTGACATATATAAAGGATCCGAAAACCCATGCATACGCCGTAGCGTACACTGAACTTCATGCTTGCAAGTCGATGCCTTTGACGTCTTTGATTTATCAGGCTCGAATTAACTATGGCATTCGAAATGAGAAAGTAATCTCAATGAGGGACAAGAAGTTTATCAATATTATGATGAAAGACCAAGTAGTCCACCCAGTGGATGAACTCATGGGGTACAGCAACCATACCCAGCTCGATCCAACGATTTTGTTGTCTACACTGTACAACCTTTCTACTATTCAACAACCTGGAGATGCTGTGCTAGTCCCGAATGAATTGCTCAATTGTGACATTGGGGCGATGTCTGGTCCCCTGGTTAATATAAAAATTAAACCAGACAAAATGAAGCCTAATCGTAAGCGCGTAATCGTTAGGGCTGTAAACAGCAGGGCTATTCGAGCGCCCGGTTCAAAGTTGAAGCCTCGAAAGAAGGTCGAATCTACGTTGAAAGCACACCCCACAGCAGATGTGCAATTAATGCGAGTTGATGGCCGTTCAATTCCAACGTCTAGTAAAATGCTCCGCGATCGTCCTGACGTGGTTGAGAATAAGTCCCATTTTACTGATAGTGAAATTGAATACGGTCAATCTTTGATCGACCCGTTTACACATGTCAGAACGAAGATTCCGAACATTTATCCCATTGAAACTTCTACGTACAATTTCGAATCTTCAACTACTTTGTCTTCTGACGTCAACGGAACATTAAGAGTGTTGTTCCGGCCCTGGGATCTCGGCACTACCTTAGCGTCATACTCCCCCACTACCTCGGCTCACGAGGCTCAACTTTACGGCGGCACCACCAACATATCTTTTGCCGAGTTGCTGTATGGTAAGAGAGATAACTTGTTAACCAAAGATCAATTACTCAGTCAAGGTTACAAAGAATTCTCTAGAGTTGGAGAGCGATCATATATGTTTAGGAAATATGGAGGAGAAGTGTCGGGTCCTATTGACACTCTTAGAGTGGTGTCCGCAGGAATTAAGTGCGTCAACGTATCGCCTGCTATTAATCGTAGCGGTGCTTTGACGAGCGGACACACCATACAATATGTGGCAACTGATAGCATCGATCAGCTTAGACAACTGAGCACATCTCACACCACTAATTGCGACGTCGAACACTCGGGTATTTACATACCTCATGAACCTAAGTGTTACGACTTCTATACATCCATGTGCTACGCGGTCTATCGCGTTCGAATAGTGCCAGATGTTGACTATGAATTCTACGGATACTGGGCGCCAGCCATGCTTGAGTCTTTTTTCGAATACCCTAATTTCAACACTCAGGTGTGCGACATTCCAGTGGGTAACGAGGTGATATCCAATGAACTCATGAACAACAACATCTATTTTGCTATCACAGGTGCTCCATCACAAGATTTTCAATTCACATGGAGCATCAATTACGAGATCACTCCCAACGCAGATTATTACGGTATATTACAGCCTTCTGCCTCAGCTAGAGGCAACCAGTATGCTGTGTTGGAAGAGCTCTCTACGGCTAGGAAGCCAAATGACTCTTTTTGGACTAAAGTTAAGAATGCTGCTAGAACGGCTGCGAATACTGCTAGTCTAATACCAGGAGTCAGACCTTACTTGAAAATTTTGGAACGTTTGTTTCCTACTTTCTTCAAT